TATTATTATCTTTGGACTCTCCGCAGCTGGAATCACTTTTATACTACCATCCTTTGACATGGGATCGTTGATGACTGTATTGATGGGTATGTTAGGACTTGGCGGATTAAGAACTTTTGAAAAAACTAAAGGAGTTGCAAAATGAGTTGGGATAATTTCACATTAGAAGAGTTTGCTTGTAAGCATTGTGGAGAAAACAAAATAGAACATGAACTTATAGATGAGCTGCAAAAGCTTAGAACTGATTGTGGTTTCCCTTTTAAGATTACAAGTGGTTACAGGTGTGGCGATCACCCTGTAGAAGTAAAGAAATCTAAACCAGGTACACACGCACTTGGATTAGCAGCAGACATAGGTGTAAGAGGTAAGCAAGCTTTAGAAATATTATCAAAAGCAAGAAACTATGGTTTTACTGGTGTTGGAGTCAATCAAAAAGGTGGAGCTAGGTTTATACACCTAGACATATCTAAAGACTCTGAAGGTAGACCAAGACCACATATCTGGAGTTACTAATGGGACTAGATGGTATGATGTTTTGGAATATAATGATGACATTAGTATTCGCTCCAATCATACATGGTATAAGAACCAACGCGACAGAATTAAAAAGAATTGATATACTGCTTAATAAGACTCGTGAAGAAGTTGCAAAAGATTATGTAACTAAAATGGAACTTACTATAAGTATAGACAGGGTTATAGATCGTTTAGATAAGCTAGACGAAAAAATGGACAAACTAATTACAAGTTAAAATGGCAATAACATACAATCCAGAAGAATATATAGCAGCATTAGGCGACCTAACGCCTTTAGTAAATGATAGTATGGGTGGTATGCAAGGTGTTGATATTCTAAACCAATTCGCTAATCAAGGCAGTGGTAGTTACAATATTCCTAATGGTGGATTTGTTAGACCTGTTGCAACAACAGACCCAACTTACAGTAGTGGTTATGACTATGCTCGTTCTATAGCTGGCGGTATGCCAATGTCACAAGTTATTGCACCAGGCGTAAGTTATTCTCCAGAACAACCAGGTGGTTATACACAGGCAGATCTAAATATGGCTGCTGGCATAACTCCACCTCCACCTGTATATAAAGAACCTGATGATCCTAGCTTTTTTGGAACTGGTATCGGTGGCGTAACAATACCTGGCGGCAGAAGAGATAAGATGCCTCCACTAAGAAACATCTTTGGTAATATGCCTGCTACAGTACCTCCAGTACAAGCACCTCCAGTACAAGTACCACCACAAGAGTTTGATATAGAGCAGATTCGTCAAGATATAGCTGATTCAGGAATAGACTTTACTAATTTGTTTGGGTTGCCACAAGCACCAGACTTATCACAGTTCGTAACTAAAGAAGATTTACCAACGGGTAGAGAATTTTCTGTAGACCAATTGAATCTCCCAGATTTTAGCGAGTTTGCATTAAGAGAAGATTTGCCTGTTTATCAAGAGCCTGATTTATCACAGTTTGTTACCAGACAAGACTTACCATCATTAATTCCTGAAGTTCCTACTGGCAGAGATTTTTCTATAGAAAATTTAGATCTTCCAGATTTTAGCGAGTTTGCTCTAAGAAAAGACTTACCAGTATATCAAGAACCAGACTTATCAGGTTTTGCGAGAATAGAAGATTTGCCTACATTCAATCCAGACGAGCTTAGGCAAGATATATTAATGTCTTTACCTGAACAAAAAATGCAAGACTTATCTGGTTTTGTGACTCAAGCAGATATTAATAAAGCTATCTCTGGAATTAATATGCCAACTTATGAACAGCCAGACCTATCTGCGTATGACACAAGAATTGCTGAATTAGAACAAAGTTTAGCAGCATTACAACAACCAACAGGCAGTAGGTTTTCAGTAAATCAACCACAAGTAAGGGGATTATTCTAAATGTCAGTAACACACGAAGAGGTAGTTAAGGCTGCACAAGCCGAGCAAATATTAACATCTGATGTTTTTAAAGAAGCAGTAGAGAATTTAAAACAAGAATATATAACACATTGGTT